CTTGCACAACAGAACATATGGGATATGTGCAACGCACTCAAGACTATGCGTGACAACAAGCTGTACAAGGAGCTTGGATATCAGAATTTTGAGGACTACTGCGAGAATGAAGTAGGTATGAAACGCAGTAACGCATATAACTATATTTCTATTGTAGAAAAAATAAATCCTGAAAATGTCCAATCGATTGGACAAATTGGAATGACAAAACTTGCTCTTCTTGCCACCATAAGCGAACCCGAACAGGCTGAAATTGCCGAAAAGCTCGACCTTGAAAACACAACGGTCAAGCAGTTAAAGGCAGAGATTGACAGGCTGAAGGACGAAAAGCAGGAGGCAACCGACAAGAGCATTGACTATTGCAGACAGCTCAATAATGCTAAGAAAGATGCCGACTATTACAAACAGCAGGCGGACACTTCAAAAGAAAGCTATCGCAATATTGAAAATCAGCTTGCAGAGGAAAAGAATAAAAATTTCAAGCTGACGAATAAAGTTCAGGAGCTTGAAAGCCGTCCTATCGAAGTTGCCGTTGCAGAGCCGAGCGACAATGAACGCAGACTTAACGAAACGATTAAGGCTTTGGAAAGAGAGAACATTAAGCATTATGACGAGCTCGAAGAAGAGTATCGCAATAACGAAAAAATCGTCAGAAAACAGCTTGAGGACGAAAAGCAGGAGGCTCTTCGCAAGCAGAAAGAGGAGTATGAAGAAAGGCTGAAAAATGTTCAGACTGCCGACGGTTCATCAGATGACAAGGATGTCTTTAAGGCATACTTTTCAATTGCATATGACAGCTTTGTCCGTATGCTCAATTTCGCCAAGCAGTCACAGGACAAGGAATTTTTCAAAGGCAAGGTTGAACATTTATTGGAGGCACTTGCCACACAAAACATAAATCTTTAAGGGGGAACAACAATGAAACTTTACGAGCTTACCGAGAT